AAAAGTTTTTTTACAAAAATTCTCGCGTTTTGCCTACATTTTTCGGAAACACGTTGCTATAATAAAACGTGAGCCGCAACACGGCGACGAGGAAACAAATGAAACAATACAAAATCATCATCCCAGGCAGCAACGGGAATACGATCAACTTCCACGAGACGGATAGCTTTCCGACGGCATTAGCTGGAGCTTGCGCTATGGGTGGCTATGTCCAGCGAACATCTGACGGCAAGTTTTACCAAGACGAATCGGCTGCAACGGGTCAAGTTTGGTCTGACACTATTGAAGACGTGATCGAATACGAAGGCGCGGTAGACGCCATGATCCAAGCCTACATTGATATGGGAGACTTAAAGTAATGCAAGACATTCAACAAGTGACGCCTGAGATTGACGTGGATGAATTGACCGGATTCCCAGAAGGATACAAAATGATCTTCCAAATCAAGAGCTACCAAGTGAGAGCCGAAGTGCTAGATGAGTACGGCGAAGAAACGCAATACAGTATCATTATTCGCGGCATCTACAACGAGCAGACGTTCGGGCATAAGCCAAACGCCGACGACGCGCAAACATTTCTGTACAAGACGATCATAGACGGTATTTTTATCACCGGAGACTTTGAGGTGGTGGCGAAATGATTGGCACATACACCGCAACAGAGCTAGAGGCAACCATCTGGGGCAAGTTAGACGAGTGTTCAATCCGAGAGCCAAGCGATGCAGTGATTGGGTTTGTGATTCAGCAAATCGTCGCTCCAAGCCTTTTTGACCACGTTGAATGGGACATTAACACTCAAAACATTGTCCTTGAAGCACTTGCAAAGGCGCACCAGAAAGAATTAGAGCAAGCAGAGAGGTTAAGAGCATGAAGGAGACATTATCGCAAGCAAGCGCAAAAGCCCAAAGAGAATCCGGGCTAGAGGACGCCATCACCGCCGCCAAGAAGTACAACGGACCACGAATGAGCGACCGCCCGGACATTTACGGCGGCAACGCCTACGGTGAGCTACGACGACAAACGATCTGGCAACGGATCAGAGGAATTTTTAGACGATGAAAAATGAATTTCAATTTGCAACTTGCGACCGGAATCTAGCCCTTAGATTCTTGCGTCAAAGCTACCCAACGCGGATTGTGGAGGATACCGAAGAATCCGCAAAGAAAGTACTTGACTTAGTTGAGAAGGACATCATGCGAGTGCAAGACCCGGATTGTCATAAGCCTTCACAGATGATCGCTGGGACTAACTGGGATGAATCTTTGCGCGAAAGTTGCCATGCAATATGCCAAGAATTCCACCTTGCGACGCTCCAGACCCAAAAGCCAGCAGAGGTATCCGAATGACCTACCTAACACGCCCCGGCAAATTCGCGCTGGCACTCCTTTACATTGGACTAGTCGCCGCGTTCCTGACCATTTACGCCGACCACCCTTGGTTGGCAGGATTAACACGATGAAAGATCAATGGAAGCCAAAGGACGGCGATACCTACTTTTATTGGTATCAGCCTAAAGTGTGGCTATTCGTAAAGTTATTCAAGCCTGGAGTCGCAAGCAGGGTTTGGAAGGCCGATATTCACGACGTTTACAACTACTGGGAGAATAACGTCCACCCGACGAGAGAAGCCGCCGAATCCTGGGGCGCGGCGCAAGGAGAGAAGGAATGAAGATCACCGTTGACGTTCGGGATAAGGTATCGGCAGATTACGCACTCTCTCGTATTGGGATGTGGTACGGAAAGAACCGAATCACTCCAAAAGAAAACCCTATGTCTGGCGTTGCGATTTACGCTGATGGGATGGTCATATTCAAGCGACCTAACCGAAAGAGTGATTGCTTTGTAGCCTACTACGACGCATCGAAGGACAAGTCAAAGGAGGAATCAGCCTAACTCATGCAATTCAGCACCGCAGATTTACGAGGTTTCCACGCGCTTCCGCTAAAGAAGCGACGTGAATTCCTCGCGCTTTGCGCTATGCTGGAAAGTCACGATGAGCCAGAACAACGAACCGAATATCCGGCAGAAGGGCAAGGGATGGGAAGCCAGGATGCAAATCCAGGGGATAGCTTATCAAGCCTACGCAAGCACCAAGCAAGAGGCGGTCGCCCGGCTAAAGGAAAAGGTGTCACAGTCGCTCAGGCCACCGGGCTTGACGGACAACACCTTCAGGTCATTGATGGAGGGATTGTATCTCCCGACGATCTCAAACACCAGCAAGAACTACCAGAGGGATGAAATGAGAGTCGCAAAGCTACACATGCCCTGGTTCAATACCGACGTTTCCGAGATAAGTAGGCAATGGATTCAGAACCATATCAACCGATTGCCAAAGACCAGCCCGAAGGTCATCAGCGACGTTAAGCGCATCACTCGCTCCGTACTTAAATTGGCAGTCATAGACGGCATCTTGCAGGTGAACCCGGCCGAGTACATCAAATTGCCCAAACGCTCGTACAAGCCAGGGAAATACCTCACCGCCGAGGAACTTCGAATCTTAATTGCCTACGCCGTAGAAAAGCAATCCCCGGCACTACCAGCAATCGTACTCACCGGGCTTCTCGGCATCGGTTGGGAAGAAATACGGGACATCGAGCCGAAGCACTTCAACAAGAACCTGCTGACCATCGTGCGCGAAAAGACACGATACCGACGCCGCATCATCCCGGTTCCAAACAAAGTTCTGCAGCTCATCAAAGGGCAGACGTTCCCCTTGCTGAAATCCGATGTATCCACGATCTATCACCAGATTGAGAGACTAACCGACGATCTAGGCATGGAGAAACTAGGCAGGAACATTCTCAGGCATACGTGCGCTACTGGCCTCCAGGAGCTAAACACGAGCCTGGAAATACGGGCGATGATCTTAGGCCATACGCCGCCAGGCGGAGCCACACGCGACTATTCCGATAGCCAGATGATCGAAGTAAAGTCCCAGCAACTCAGCCTATGGGTAGACACGGTTCTATCTGAGGGTTGGGAATACAGTTGGGAATGCCGGATCAAAAATCAAGGAGAAATCATTGAACTTTTCCGCTAATTTGAACCTGGTGCCCAGGGCGGGACTCGAACCCGCACGTCCTTGCGAACAACGGATTTTAAGTCCGAAAGGATTTAGCCTCAACACGCCACAAATTCAGGTAGAAATCTGCACCAAAACGGTGTATTCTACAGGTTCAGCGGCGATATTCCCAACCGTATTCCCAACCCCCAACCCACCCCCACAGGTGGACATTTGACATGGGCTTTTGCCCCACGACCGACGAGATTAAGAACAATGGAAGCACGAAAAATGCCTACCTGTGACGCTATCCGGCGGCACTGGGCTGGAAAGCTGGTTGAGATTGGTAAGTTTGATTCAGTACAAGAAGTCATGGAGGCAAACTATTGCTTCGCTTGCGGCAATATCGTTGAGAGTCTTAGCCCAGTAGCAGATGGTGAACATGACTTAGGGCAGATACTTGAACGCGCCCACATAAAGGCAAGATGTGAAGGAGGGACCGATGACCTGGATAACCTGCATTTACTGTGCGAAGTTTGCCACAAAGACTCGGAGATTTATAGCGATAGCGAGTATTGGGAATGGCTCAAGGCACGAAACTTATGGGACGTTGCGCTATCGCTCGTATGGAGAAGCAATCTCGAAATACGCCCATCGGATACATACCTTGATGTAATTTGCCTAGCTTCAAGAATCAAAAGAAAGACAATGAGTACCAAGATGGCTGAGAAGCTAGCCCCGCGTAAAAGGCGTCCGCCTGAGGCGATTAACCCCGCGATTCACCTCAAATGCTGAGGCGATTGAGCCGCGACACTAAGAGAGAAAAACGATGATGAAGAACGAAGCAAAGTTTGAAGACTTGATCGGGAAGACCCTTAAATCAATCGGAGTCCCCGAAGACCGCGAAAGCATGACGTTTGCAAGTGTTGACGGTGAACTTTGGGCGATGAGCCATGACCAGGATTGCCAAGAGTACGTCCGCATCGAGGACATCGTTGGGAACCTAGACGACCTGATTGGATCTCCGATCTTGCAGGCCGAAGAAGTCATTGAAGACGGGGAAACTCGCAAGGAATCAAACGGCGATGATTGTTTCTCGACTTGGACGTTCTACAAGCTGGCAACGGCAAAAGGATACGTCACAATCCGATGGCTTGGAGAATCAAATGGGTACTACTCCGAACGTGTAGACTTCCACAAGCTAGGCGATTGAGTAAAACCGTTACTCAAAGATTACTCAAAGTTACTCAAAGTTACTTAAACCTTCTCAACCCGCCGCAATTCCTCGTTTGTATTCATGCGTTCAGCCGATCCCGCTGTATCCCAAGGACATGAGTCTGCGCGTCCCACACCTTAGAACGAAAGACCTTTCGGCCCTCTTTCAGCAGCGTAGAATCTTTGGAGTAAATCTCACCGCAAACCACCGCCATTCCCCATCCCTGGAAGTTCGAGCGCTGAATGTAGCGAGCCTTAGAAACGTCTATCCCCGTGCCTACGTTGGCATACCAAAGATCGGCCGGCTGATTCCCGGCCAAAGAGTCACGGGTAACGTGTACAGGTCTATGCGAGTGAGCGGAGATAGTCAAGCCGTGAGGAACGCAGTGCATCCGCGCTTCGTCCCGAGCAGAATAAACGTTCGCTTTCGTGCCATGTGTAAAAGAAATTGGGCCGAGGTTCCACCGAACGCTCGACCCATACTTTCTAACGACGTGCCAATCCCGCACCTCATCTCTAAGACCCCCGCCCGGTGGACTCCAGTCTTGCCAGTCCACGATATCACGCTGAGACTTCTTCAACCGCCCCGGTTCGCTGATGTTGGCTTCGTGGTTCCCGTAAAGCCAGACGCGCTTCTTGATAAACGAGAAAGCGTTCAGAATACGCGCATGGTCACGCGCCGCCCGGTACTCATCTATGATCGTCCAAGGATTCTCATTGTCCCAGCGGCTCCAGCCTTCACCGTCGTACCAATCCCCCAGGTTCACTAGCACGTCAGGCTGAAAGGATTCAATCTGATCGTGCAGGAACCTTAACGCCGCCGGATCAGCGACCGGGTGATGCAAGCAACCAAAGGCGAGGAAGCGCATGGCATTATTTTAGGTGCCGAATCCCAGTACCAGAACCAGTCGTAAGAGCAGGAATCGCCGTGGTGACAGGCTCCACCGAAGTGAACCCAGCCTGACGAAGTGAAACAACCCGATCAAGGAAGGTTTCCAGTTCAGTGGTCGCAAGCATCGTGCTGTCCGTTGGTACGTTTAGGAATTGGTGGAGCATAACCATCGGGCTTGCGCCATTCATGCAAGCCTGAGTGTACTGGTCTACCATAGTAGCGATGTTGTATCCCGTACCTGTTGTGAACGCGCCTGTTGGACCCATAGTATTGAAGTCAATCCGCGGGATAAAGAACGGAGAAATAAGCTGCCCGCCGATAGCTCGGTTAGTTGTTCCAAACGATGCCACGCACCCAGCCTGAGTGATAGCCGCTCGGTAGTTGGTGCAGTTCATTTGTTGCATCCCGCCAAATGGAGATACAAAGTATTTTGGAGCGTTGTTTCTGATCCAGCCGTTTGATTTGATGAACTGTTCGCAAGCATCAATTTCCGCGAAGCATTGAGCCTGTGTAAATCCTGCCATCGTAGCCGGCGCAAGGTGCGAGTGAGTGTGGTTTACAATGTCCCAACCGGCGTTGTAAAGCTCGCTGATCTGGGCAACCGTCATAAACCCAGGAGTGCCAACAGAAGAGCTGATAATCGGAAGCGTTCCAACAAGACCACGCGCCCGCATCAGCGGAAAAGCGTCAGTGTAAACCGTGTCACGAGCATCATCAAAGATCAAGCAAGTCTTAGAGTCTGCTTGATAGTTGTCCACAATCTCCTTGACGAAGAACCTAGAGAACAAGCCTGCTCCTGCACTAGCCACTGTGATCCTTAATTGTGCCCCAGATCGCACTGCATCATAGAGAGAGCTTGTAAATGCAGCCCCAACTGCCGGAACTCCATCTACCCCAGTACCAGAAGGAATCCCAACTGTGCCAGTCCCCGAAAGCTGCGGACGTATTGCAGTCGCACCCGCATTGCGAGCAACGTTTGCCGCGTATGCCCGCGAAAGTGGAATAACGTTCCACCCACGAGTAAGCACTACTTGGTACAAATGCGAAGTGTCATTATAAGTGATCGAGTCGTTTGAAATTGCAATAGTGCATAGAAGCTGGTTGAACGCGGTACTAGATGAAGCAATCGTTGTGAACCCGGAGTCAGTGTAAAAATCATCCAAGTAAATTGCAAGTGCAAATCGCCCAGTGTAAAGCCTTGTTTCAAGCGTTGCTGTCACTCCGTTTGCAGTATCGGCAACAGCGTTTCTTACTGAAACCAAGGATTCGCCGCTACCGTCCGGAACAGTTTGCAGTGATGGAGTGGCAGTGTTACCACTCGTAGCCGCCGCGCCCGTAGCAATCGAAAACATACGAGTAGTGCCGCCAGAATAGTTGACCTGAGTCGGTGCTGATTTGATTAGTGAACTTGGCATTTTAGTTTCTCACCAGCCCCGCATCAACGGTGCCTGTAAATGTTGTAAAAGTAGCAAAAAGTCCGTTTTTTAGCAGAATTCCATTTGCCGGTAAAGGCACAACCGTTGTCCCCAGTTCTGCTCGGATTGTTTGAAGAGGTGTTGAGCCAGATGCCGCCGTGTTATCGTAAAGAATTACGGTTCCCGCCGCCGTTGCGTTAATCCGCAGATAGGTTAAACGGCACGGCGCAGTTGCCAAAGCCGCGTTTGTAGCCGTTGCAGTGACCACATAAGGCCCGGAAGTTAGTATCTGAGGAACGCTCATGGCATTCTAAACACCTAAGCAAAAACGCGCCCATCTTGGCTCGACTTGCTCGTCACCGAACCGCTCACCATGTAGTACAAAGTGAACCGAAGCCCGCCAGGAACCCCACCAGGCACGTTGTACTGGCAATCCACCCCGATCTGCGCGTCATCCACACCAGAAGCAACCGCCGTGAAGGTATCAATCACGTTCCCCATCGCATCGTAAATCTTGCCAAGGATCGCCCCGCCATCTACCCGGTAGGTATATTCCAGGTTGTCAGGAGCGCAAACCGCCGCCACTTGTGAACCGTTTCCAATCGTTGTCATAGTAAATGAAACACCCTCGTTTTTCGTCCTGTGCCGCTCGCAAGACCCCGCATCGGACACGTACAAATTAAGCTCGTTCGCCCCGCCGTTCACCCACTCGAGGAAAACCGTTTCAGCTGCAATCCCGGTATCAGTAAAAGCGATACTCGAAAGGTTCGCGTGATCCGCAATCCCGAGCCATGCCGTGCCGCCCTGAACATAAGCGACCGCATGGCGCAAGTTCAGCCCGACCGCGTAGGCGACCCCATCGCTTTCCAGAATTTCAAGAATCCCAAACCATCCCCGCCAGGGCGTAGCATCCGCGTACTTGGTCGCGCCAATGTTAATGTCCCAGGTAGCCGTCTCGGTATTGTCCACCGCAACCTGGTGAGTCGTGATCGCCCAGCCAAGCGGAGCCGTCGTTGGTGATGTAATCAAACCAGGCCCGGTAGCCGTCTCCTGATCCATGCGGTTCGATGGGTGGATCAAGTGCCGTGCTTCCTGGCTCCAATCAATCGCCTGGTGCTTGTAAGTGCCCGTCTGCGCCCAGCTGGCCGAAGCAACCACAAAAGACTTGTTCGGAAAGCACATCAGTGGTGGCGACTCAGCCATGGTGTTTACGAGGCTCCACTGATAGCTCGACACCGTGGAATGGTCACCCTCAGCAGGATTGATCCAAGCGCACGAAAACTTATCCACCACCCCCACGGACTGCCCTTCATAAGTATCAAAGAGCGTGGTGAGTTCGGTAGTCAAACCGTCATTGTGCGCCCTCGCCTCAAAGATCAAACGTATGGAACAAAGCGCGTCTATGATCGTCGTCTTAGCGTTTCCAAGCACCACCGGAGGATTCATCAGCCCAAGGCTAATGTCGTAGAAAGTCCAGTTCCCAAGCCTAAGAACAGATCCGTTCGGCCAAAGCAAAGTCTGAATATGCCCCGACTCCCAGTACATCTTAGGCGTTGTGGCATTTCGCTTAAAGATCGGGTTCGGAACCGTAGCCGTCAGCGCGGCATTCGTCTTTACAATGTCGTATCTCAGCCTATAATACGACCGAGCAGGTAGGAGCGAAAACGCCGGGCAGTGCAAAGGATCACCCATAACCGTGGTAGAAATACCATCACCCGTTGCATCCACACCCAGATCAGGAGTGACGCCAGGATCAGGAGAGTTCTCGATACCCCACGATCCGGCATACTTCACGTTCGCGCCCTTTGGTATGACGTGCGTACCACTAGCCGTGCAAAGCTCCACTTCCGAGCCGTCTATGCCGATCAGTTTCACGGAGAAAGAGGCAACGTTCGTAAACCCAGTTGCAGGTATTTCGATCCTGTCACAGATCAAAGGGTACATATAAGGGTAGGCAGTAAACGAGAGCGCATCCAGTGTCGCCTTCGTCGTTGTCGTGCCAACCGTGACCGTAGTCGCTCCAACGGTTCCAGTACCGCCCCAGGTATTCGTCCCAGAATCATAGACACCAAAGTTCCAGACCGCAGTTGCACCCGTCTGACATGACGCGGGAATAGTAGGAGAATAGAGCCGTTGCCTGGAAGTGCCGAGCCAGCGATGCGTTGTGGCAGTGTCCATGAAGACCGTATGCCCCGAATCATCGAAGCAAGAGCCGAGAATGTCCGTGCGCGTAAACGTCTTTTCAGCCGTCGGCAGCGAGGAATTCCCCAGCCATTGTTGACGCCCAGGCCCCCAATAGTCCGCGAAAACCAAACTCGAAAAGTCGTCCTTAAAATGGAAGTAATGCCAAAGCGGATTCCCCCAGCTCCCAACGTATCGCAAGATCATACTCGCGTGGCTTTGGTAGTTAGCCATAATATCCACAAAGTTAATGGAAGTCCAGCCAATCGCCTCCTCCTTGTTTGACCCTGTTGGAGCAGTCGGGAATACCTCAATAGGAGTGATGATACGAATAGGAGCCGACGGGCAAACCGCAACCACCAATGGATTCGATGGCGCATAAGTCGAGCAGACGGTATTGCCATAAAAAGAAATACTCTTAAGCTCAGTCTTAGACTTGCTGATCGTCACCGGAGCCACCGTATCCAGTGCCAAAAAGTCCTCCATCGGATGCGTTCCAAGCCCAACCCCGCCTAGGAAGGCCGCCGAACCAGGGTAAATCTGCGGAGTGGAACTGGCAGACGTGGTGACCGCATCAATCGTGCAAGTCCTAGACGCCGAGCCTCTCACCACGGGGAAATCGTTCCTGTAGATCAAAGACTTGTAATCGCTATTCCCTAGCTTGAAAATATCTTTCTCAAGGTTCGGAAGAAGCATGATAGAACCACCAGCAGGCTCGTTGGTGAGCGTCGTTCGGTAATAATCGCGGTACGGATCAGTAGCCGAGGAATCGCACAAATCCAGGCATGGCTCCACCATCAGCAGATCAGACGTAGCAATCACGTTGCCAAACCCGTCCTCGCATTCCACCCGCGTGTACCCAAGCCCCATCGTTCTACCGATGTACTCGAGTACCTGGCTCCCCTTTGCCGTCACATTCACAGTGCCGGAGTAGGTATCAGCCGCCGACACAATCCCGGTAGCCGTCAGCCCAAACGGACACCCAGTACCCGCAACAGTCCGAACGTCCACATAAACAGGCAAAGCGTTCCACGTAGTGCCGCCATCATCCTCAAACCTCCAGCCCCCCTCAATGACAGCCGGAACGTTATAATTCCAGTTCCCACTTGCCACGTCCGATGGATCGCACGGATCGTATGCCCAACTCGTATCCACCCCACCCGTCGCCGAGCCTTGAATCTGGAACGGGACGCCAATATAGTTGAGGTAACAAGGCCCAACCCCGTTGCTCGTCTCATCCCCACTTCCAAGCGTGGTAGAGAGCGAGCCGTTGACGTAGATTTCAATAGAATCCCACATCACCCGGTAAAGCGCACCAGTCAGTTTGGAATAGATTTTGAGGTTGATAAACCGTGCAACGATGGACGTCGCCTGATAGCCCGAACCACTAACCGTGTAGCCACCAGAAGGCTCATTCGGCCCACGGTAAGTAACTTCCCAAGTGCCAGAAGTTCCGTTCCAATCGGACTCCACATAAAGCTCGATCCCCGTCGGAGAAAGCACCGTGCTTTCAGCCCAGCGAGTGTACCCAGACCCCGCGTACCCATAGGATAAAGTCCCACCTGCACCCGTAGCCGTAGCCGAGCCAGCCAGGCGATATTCCAGCTTGTCCCACGCGATGATTAGCCCGTTATTAGGCATCCTTGCACCCGCACGGCTTGCGTTCAGGCTCTACCGCAGAATCAGCACCGTTCTTCCAGTCGTTCGCAAACCCAACAAGTGCCATGACGAAGTCCTCAGCGCGGCACGAACAGCCCGAAACCGTCACAGGTATCTCTACCTGCTCACCATCCCCGCCAATGTTAATGCTAACAGTGATCATTGCTCCACCCCAAACGTCCCAGGCTTGCCGCTGATAAGCTGACCGCCAATCGCCACAGCGTACGGAATATTGGATTGCAACCTGTCCATCGCAATCCGCACCGCTACGTCAAAGTTTGCCGTCCGAAGCGACCCGCGCCAGGGCGTCGTCCCGCTGATGATCTCGCCCATGTACTGCGTCGGTGTCGAGAAATAAGGCCAAGCATCATAGCAGTCCAGATCGCTCTCAATACCAGTGATCCGCACCTCAGCGTCAACCCCGTCGTAAATGTTTTTCAGCGTCACCGACATCGGTGGGTAAAGGTACTGTCCGGAAGCCGTCAGCTTAATCCAAACCGGGGAACCAAACTTCACAAGGCGCCGCTTAGGAGTAAGCCGATCAAAGAGCAAATTGACCGCACGGTTCACGCTCGTCTGCGAAGTGATCCCAGGATTCACAATCGCCGCGACCGAGCGATACCCGACCCAGTTAGAAGGCCGCAAACTCGGAAGAGTCGTAGGATCGGCCGCCGCATAATCCACCTTGAAAGCCGCAATCGGCTGATTGTTCTTTGGGTTACGCCCAATCACGCGAACCTCGTTGGCCTCCGGTGGCAACTGCTCCTCTTGGAAGTCTTGCCACAATCGATGCGCGTAATACTTAGCCGCGTCACCAGCAGAAAGCCCTTCGGTGACGAGCTGCGCCTTTGCTTCTGCAACCGTTCCCCACAAAGTGAGGACAGGAGTGGAACCCATGCCCGTCGGTGAAAGCACCTTGAACTCCATGCCCCCCGTAGACTTTGGAACCCAATTATAGAACCAGTTCCCGGCATAGCCCTCGAACACCTTAGCGATCCACTCATTCACCGTATCGCCAGGACGAATAAGCAGCGACCATTCACCGAGCGAGGCAGTCTTGCCAGAGTCGAGCGTGATACTTGGATTCTCAATGTTCATCAGCGCATCCGGTACGCCCGCCTGGCGTAGCAAGAAGCTGATGGAATTAACGAAAGTAAACCCGTCCAGCGCATAAGGAGCGCGAAACTGTGCTTTATCGCCCAAATGCCAGCGGCTCAAACATTCAAAATTAAGCTCGTACCCAGCCTCACTTGGCGCGCCCGCAACGGATGGCGGCATTGTCACCCCATCAAAGAGCGTTTGCCCGCCCATCTTAGCCCGGATCGGTCTGCACATGTGACCAAGCGGATCCACCATCCCAGCCGTGGCCACAGGATCAAGCCCAACCGTGCTGACCATCATCTTCGTAGCGTCCGGGGTTTCGCCCACCGAGATGCTGCGCTGAGTCAGAGCGTTGGTAATGTCCGCAATCTCCGCATCATCGGTCAGCCCCCGCTCCTCACGGTAGCCAAAGACCCCACCATAAATAAATGGCGTATAGTTCCCGTCCCCGGTCAAATCAAAGCGCGGAGTGGCTGAAATCTTCGTTCCGTTTGGCGCAAACACCGTACCAAAAGCCGTCGTCTCACGAAGCGAAGCCGTAACCCCAGTCGTCCCGGCATAAGCCTCATCCCAGAAAATGTCAGGAGAAAGCAAGGTATCGCCCGAATCCGGAGGCTCAGAGAACCACGCATCAACCCCGGCAAGAACACCCGATGTTGGATAGGTGATCGGCGCAATCTGGATACTGACCGAACGCCCAGCCGCCGTACTCGGAAACTTTGCCCAGAACTTCGTACTTGGAGGCGTAATCTCCGGAGATGTAACCGTGTTCAGTTCCTCAAAATCAAAGGTAAAACCCGTTCCCTGGTCAGGAACAACGATCAGCTCCGACTTGCGACCAGGGATCAGCAGGAGCGATACCCACCGTTGCCCGGTCTGATTCCCCGACGTGAACCCGCTGATGCTCGCCTGACCCCGGTAAACACCGTCCCGGTAAATCAGAACATTCCCAGTCGAGCTAATAGAAAGCCCAACCCCACCTGCAAGCGTGGCCGTGGAATTCCAGCCGACCTGAATCACTTCAAAATCCTCAGTACCCGTGCTAGGGACAAGGTAGGAAACATAGAACCCGCGATTCTTTCCGAACGTCGCGGTGGTAATCATCGTCTCGTTCGCCGGGAGGTTCGAGCCGTTTAGATACCAGTCCCCAGCAACCTTAGTCTCCGCTTCGCTCCACTTCGTGCTATCCCCGAAAGCAAAGTCAGTCTTTCGCCGACGAACATAGTTCCCGGTCGTCGTCGTTGCCCATGTTGGTGATCCCTGGTATGGAGCCAGGAAACCCGTGTACTTTGCAACCTCAATGAAAAAGTTGGAGCCTTTGCTCAGCGACCATCCCAGCGTTTTATCCCGCCCCACCCCATCGCTGGAGCCTTGGCACAATACAGCGTTCAGAGGCTTCACAATGCGCCCCTGTTCGTGGTCTACTTCAATAACGAAAGGATCATCAAAAGCCATTAAGTGCCTAGCCTTCGCGTTTGCCTCATCACCGGAAACGCCATATCAAGCCCAACCACGCCGATCTGGTGAGCAAGTTTCTCACGGTTAGACTTCCCGCGAATCTCCGTGGCAGTGACCCCAACCCGTGCAAGCTCACCACCACCAAAAGCCGCCTTCTGAATCTCTAAAGCCTGAGCCGTGTTCTTTTCAATCTTGCGTAGGAACTGAGTTGCAGGGTCTTGTGCAGAGTTTTGATCCTCAGTCTTTTGCTTTTCAGTCTCTGCCTTGGCTTTATCCTGTGCTTCCCTGATAGCCTGGAAATTGTCCGCGTTTTCTTGCTGAGCCTTTGCAAGAGACCTATCTCCTTCCAGTGCCTTAAGTTTTTCAAGAGCAACAATGCCGACGGGCCCGAGTGTGAGCAAAAGAGCCTTGAGCCAGAACATAATATCGGGCATCGCATCAGCAATCGCCATCGAAAGAACCTCCAGCGTATTGGCGAACTTCATCAGCCCCTCACCCTCACCACCAGCAACGGCCTCAAAGATGCGCCCGATGTTTTCCCCGAGCGATTCAAAGTATTTATTGGAGTTCAGTTGGTCTAGGGTTTTAAGCACCGAGTTCAGCGGGTTCCCAACCCCGGAAGCAAGCCCAGCACCAAGCCCGACCATCGCGAACTTGAGCGAGTCGGTGATGTTATCAAGTAGGTTCTGCGCTCCACCTGCGGCTTTTGGCATCTTCTCCATCGCCTCAACAAGTGCTTCCAAAGCCATGCCAGACGTGACGCCCATCTTCTTAAGGTCGTTACCATCAGCCGAGCCGAACCGCTCACGAATAATCCGCGAGGCAGGAAGCCCAGCTTCGTTGAGTTGCATCAGCTCCTCACCTTGAAGGAACGGCTTATTCAAAATCTGACCAAACGCGAGCATCATGCGCTGGAAACTCTCGACATTCCCGCCCGCAAAGGCGTTCGCGTTACCAGCGGCAGCAACCGCACGTTGGGAAAACTCAGCATCCGCACCACCGCGCCGAAGCCCCGCGTATCCACGCACCGCCTCTTCGTAGCCAATCCCCGGCTGGCGAGCAATCCGCTTCAAATCTTCCAGTGCCTGTTTTGCCTTCTTGGCGTTCCCCTCAACCGCAACCAGCCCATTCTCCAAGGACTCAAAAGCCGCGTACTGCTTGAACGCCGCAAAAGCTCCAGCCGCCGCAATCCCAATGCCAGCCAAAGCGACCCCAGCCGCAACACCAGCAAGCCGCATCGCATCCATCACACCGTTCAGCTTGTTAAAATCGCGCCCCAGCGTATCGTTGAATGACGTCACCATGCCCGCCTCACGCTTGTACTGCGAGGCGTCTAGCTTGAATTGTGTTTCTAGTACGTCGGTTACGCTCAAATCTTCACTCCTAAGTTGATCCCAGCCATGGCAACCTTTTCGTCAAACTCTATCTCTGCAAGTGCCGCAAGGCTGAAAACATAATCGTCTAAATCGTCAAAGTGCTTCAGCACCACATCAGCCGGAGAACCCGCATCCCTTAATCCGCAGAGAAGGAATCGTCTACTGTCACTGAGTTTTTTTTTGCCTCATCAATAAAGTACTGAGTCATCACCGACTGTACGGTCTTCTGACCCTGTTCCCACTGGAATTTCAGTAAGACGAACGCTTCGCCGAGACGCAAAAGACGCATGGCATCTTGAAGCGAAAACTCTTCTTCTGGTTCGGATCTGAGAAACGTCGCATGGATCAAATGAACCGCCGCTAGTTGTTCGGAAAGCGACTCATCGTCGCCAGTAATTCCAAGCTCTCGAGCCTTCCCCAAAACAAGCGCGGCCTTCGAGTAACCGTTTGCCTTCTTAGCCGCCGCCTGGCGTTCGTTGACGTCCTTGAACCCACGGAACCAAAGCGTCATCTTCCCATTTGGCAACGACGCCACCGGAAGCTCGACCGAGAACTCCTCTTCTGCCTTGTAATCCTTCTCCAAGGTATCAAGCAGCCCCATTATTCGCCCTCTTCTTCTTCGTCTTGTGGTGCAGGTGCAGGCTCAGTTATCAAGTCTTCCTTTACAACTGGCGCAGGCATGGAATGGGCAGGAAATCCGCCCTCTTTTGTCTTTTTTCCTTCTTCGCTTTTCATGTTATGTACTCGCAGTAAATGTTGGTGCGCCGGCGAGAGCAAGAACCCCGCTGATCGTCTGAATGTCTGAATCGTTCACAGTGACCGTCAAACTTTGGACTCTTGCATCAGCAATCGTGATGATCCCAGCCCCGGTGTCATGGACTAAATCAAAAAGAGAATCAGAAGCAGTGCCAGTAAGTGCTTTACTAATCAAGGCAGTTGCACCAGTCGTAACCGTTCCGGTTATCACAGGAAGGCCACTCCAACGATAGGTGTGAGGAACCATCATAATCGAACCCCGTTGGAACCCAATCCCAACCGACGCCAGGACAGCATCACCGCTGATAGCCTGACCCGATCCCAGGTTCACACTCATTGCCTTCACGCGGTCAGTAGCAGTTGCGCTCAGCATATCAACGACCTGGTCATACTGAAGCTCAGCAACAGGAACCTGAGCGTCAACAGTTAGCTCCAAAGCCGACCCGCCGACGTAGTTTGCAAAGGTAAAAGCATCGCGACCACCCGAGCCGTCAGCCGTGGAATTGGTCAAAGACAAAGTGAAGCTCTTCCAGTGGTCGAGGAAATCATAGCCGCCAGCCGTTAAAGCCGTCACACTCAAATTGCTTCGCGGGATGTAGTCAGCGGCAGTAGCTCCAGAAGTTGTGTTCTGAATCGTAAAATTCAAAGTGCCGCTTCGCTTAGTTTGCACCTGCACTTCGTACCGAGAAGCACCGCGAGCGTCAACGAGTGTATTCGTTAGCTGTAAATCATCAGACCTAATTTGCGCGATCAAGTCAAGAGACTCAATCGTAAAGGACTTGGTGCTTAAATCGGTGCGTCGTGCGCTCATACAAAGCTAAACACCTAGAACCCTTGACGCTTCAATGCCTCACGAATCCCACGGTTCCTAGCCCGCCAGTACCGCTCAATTCGTCCCAAAGAACCGCCCATCTTGCGACCACCAAACACACCGCGCCGAATCATGCGGCTTGTACCCGTAGGCGAAAGCTGGTACTTGGCATAAGGAGCCGTAGACCCCAGATACCAATTCCCAGGAGTCCTTTCCGTCAGGTAGATCGAACGCCGAAGCCGTCCAGTCTGGGTATTGATCGGGTTTGGAGCAAGCCTAGCGCGTCCGCGTCTATCCCCCCTCTGCCCGCGCCCTGCGCTTCCAGCCGATCCACCCCGTCCGTATGGGTGGCCCATCTTGCGGAGCGCATCCGTCTTAACTGAACCGCTCATCTCCTTGTGCAAGTCGCGCCGTGCCTGCTGAACGCTCTTTAAAACAAGCTCCCGGTGAGTCCCGTTCATCTTGGCAAAAGCCTTGATATGAGCCTGGAAAAGCGAAGCAGAAGAAAGGTGCTTCCTAGCCACGCGCCCTCTGCACCACGAAACTTACGACCATCTCAACAACCGTTCGCCGTTGACCCGAACCGTCCATCTCCCCGGTAATCTCGTCAAGCCCGACCTCTTCCACGAGCGGCATCATCCCCATAGTGCCAAACGTCGCGTTGGTTTCAATCGCAAAGCAAAGCGCATCAACCTGATCAAATACAAGATCAATCGGTCGCTGGGTACTCGCAGTGATCGCAAACTCCCCGCGAACGGTGACGGTGAAAATTCCTGCTGGTTTTCTACCCGTCCCATACTCGCTGTTCCTATCCGTGGTGATCCGCTGTGGAGCAATGATCGCGTGTGGAATGTTGATCTCGAGTCCAGGCGAACCCATGTACACGTTCGCTTCGCTCAGCCCCCACTCAGCAACAACCGCATCGTGCAGCTCATCCAAAATCGGCCTGTAATGATCAGAAAATGCCATCTTATAAAATCTCCGAGAGAATCACGTTGCAATTTGAAGCGATTGGGACAACGTTGAAAGTGAAAGGTGGGCGCATAATCCGAAATGAGCGCGAACTAAACTCCACCACCCCGCCCATAACGTAGAGCGAAGCAGACGCCGGAGTGGTCAGGAGCAGGAACGGACGATCAATATCCACCCCCGTAAGTTCGTAAGCCGCAGTCGTTGTCATGGGCGTTATCTGCACCGTGTCCGCAGTCCCAGCCGAGAACGTTTGACCGCCATGCCCTTCCCCACCCACGATAGAGTTGGAGACTGGCAACTTGACCGTCACCGCCAAACTCAGAATCATAGAATCACCATGCGCTTGTACTTGGCAACCACAGCGTTGAATCGCTCCTCAGCGGCTCTTGCTTTGCCACCCAGCCCTTCAACAAGCTCCGAGCCTGACGCGCCGTAGGTTAGCTCAACCGGACCTTGTTTGACCTTCTCGTAATTGCCACCAGCCGCGTTTGCCTGATAGTTGTAGATCGTAACCGCCGCCTTCAGCAGGATCGCCTCAAACACGTCCTCAGGAATCGTCGTGCTGTATCCCTTGCGACCAGTCACGCTGAAATCCTTGATCCCAAACGAGCGAGGACCACGGAAGCGCACCATGTCATAAGGTCCAGCTTCAGGGAGCAAGAAGTAATCCTGGTCTACCACCAATTCAGTACCCGCATCGCTCGGAGTAACGTTTGCTTTTAATGAAGTCAGCGTGAAATACGTCGTTGGCAAATAAAGCGCATCACCGCTCTCATGGGCTGAACTAAAGATCGTGGTGCTTGCGTTCGCGTCTGCCTTGAAAGGCTTGATCCCGGTGAGCCTCTCGAAATCTTCAACCGCCGAATCGAGCATGGATTGGTAGCCGCTGGAAATCACCGTCGGCAAAGTAGGTGAGCCGAGGTATCCAGTGAGTTCGGAGGTCGTAGGGTAGTTTGCTCGCGGCATATAAAACTAAACACCCCCCTATCGCTAGGGAGGTGCTTTTGATCCTGCTATTGCCGCAATTAAGCGACGTAGACAGAAGCCGCAACAGTTGCTGTTGGGTGAGTTGGAGCGCTAAGCCGACCATCTCCAGCAAATGCAGTCACAGCGTCAAGTACGACGTTGGCAACGGTTCGAGCCGAGACAAGCCGCACGTATCGGTACGGCGACGCCGGACGCGCAACACCAATGAGCGCGATCTTGTTGGAGTTAGCCGAGCCAATAACGGTTGTGGTTGCACCCGTTAAAGCCGTCCAGCCAGTAGAGCCGTTTGCCGATCCTTCCACAGTGAAGATCACCTGACCGGAGCCAGTGATCGCGCCAATGTGAGCAGAAAAGACCACGGACGCGAAGTCCAGAAGGTCAACAGCCGCAGAGTTTACACTGGTAGTACCAGCCGCAAGAGTGAACGTGGTAGCCGCTGTACCATCAGGAGCAACACGTTCGATTCGATAGTTAGATGTTAGGTTCATTGTTTTTCCTTAGATGCATCGGAGCGTTCTGAACGCCGCTGGTTGTGCCGGTGCGCCGCCGATTCGGTAGCGCAAAGTAAATAAGGTTCGGTTGGAAGTGTAGTTCACTTCTTGCTGAACCTTAATGGTCATCACACCGCGTCGAGCAAGCACGTATTGGGACAGATCACCGAAGATCACAGGCAACGCGCCATCAGCCAAGTTCGGCATGTGCGCGGAGTAAGCAATCGGGTAACCGTTCAAAGTGTCAGGCTGAGCATCAGTGATACCGTTGTTGACACCGCCACGCCGGAAGATCGGCTGACCGTCTGAACCTTGCAGAGTGATCGCAGCCTTTCCAGCCGATTGTCGGTTCATAACAAAAGTACCGTTGGATGCGTATTGCTCAGGAAGCTCCATTGTGACTCCCACCAGGTCTTGCCAGGAGAAGGAGTCGTTGACAGTTGTGGCAACGTTGGTGATACCGTTAGCGAAGCCAGTTGCAGAAGCAGTGACCAAGCCAAGCGGCCCGAGGTTTCCACCGAGACCGTTTGCAATCAAGCCATCAATGTTCACAGCCGCCATTTCCATCAAGTTCGTGGTGATCCAAGAACCGAAGTTCACTGTATCTTCCAAGAAGTCGTTGGTAACAGGCAAAGTCGCCATATACGTGTGAATGTTGATCACAGTCTCACCGAATACTGGCTCAGGGTTCACGTTTGCCGCAGTAGCTGAGGCAGGTTGCTCACCCGTGAGGATCGGACGCATACCGGAGGTATACAGATCGTCGGCGGTGTACCGAATCGTCGGGTACTTGATCTGGTTGCTTGCGGCTTGGAAGTTGGTCACCAAGTTCTGCAACCGATACGGAGCTACCTTTCGCTGGATCGGGTCAGTCATAAACTGAGGAGGAACGAAGAATCCACCTTCAGTGTCAACCATTTCGTTGACGACCTTAAGAGTCTGGGTATCGCTTGGCTTACCCTTGGTCATGAAGAAGTCAACAAATGCCTTGACGTGTTCGTCGGTGCCATAGATTCGAGCTTGCTTCTCGGTCATCTCTGGACGGTCGTCAAAGGTCAAACCCTTGCTCGAAAGAACAGCAGATTCAGCCTTTGCAGTGGTATCAAGAGCATTGACGCCCTTACCAGCCGCCAGGTCAGCCTGTGCCTTTTCAGCCGCAACAGCAGCTTCCATTTGGGACTTGAGTGAGGTAAGTTCCTCGGTCATAGCCTTCAGTGCGGTCACTTCTTCCGAGGAAGCCGTGCCAGCCTGAGCCTTCACAATGATTGGCTCCATTTTGGAGCGCAGTTCAGTTTCTTTTTGAGTGAAATTCATAGCGTTACGAAAGTGCAAGGACAGCCTCAGCGACAGCCGCAAGTGCTAATTGAGCATCAGCGTCCGGCGTTTCGGGTTCTTGCTTTTGGTCGTTGTCCGCAATAAAGCCGTCAATTTCTTCACGCATCTGCTTGAGCAGCTCAAGATTCTCGCTAGAGAACGCGCCACCTTCAGATTTGCGAAGTTCAGCGACTTCTTTGGACCTGGTTACGAGCTTCGAAACGGCATCACGAACCGAACCGATATGATCAGCAAATCGCGCTCCAGACGCTTTCACTGAAACTGTGGACGTGGCAGGGTTGGAACCACGCAAAACCGGGGACACTTCGACCAAATCAGTCGCAGTCACCCAGTAATCTTCACCCTCAATCTCGCGCCCTTTTTCGTAATAACCGACAGACCACTCATCAAGGACGCCGTCGCGGATCAGCGCGAAAGTCTCTCGAGACTTCTGAACGTCCATTGAAAACTGGCACTTGACGTACAGTCCGCCAAATTCGCGGATAGATTCAGGCAGGGAAGGATCACCAGCAGGAATCTCCCTAGCTTCAATGACCTTGCCGAGCAGTTCGGACCAGTTGTGGAAATAGGCAACCTTGGGCATCTTCCGGGAAATACTTTCGCCGTAGCAACCGTAGCGCATCCGCTCTCCGTGGCTATCCTTCAGGTTGTAGACCGAGACGAACGCTTCAACCATCCCCTCATCGGAGGCAGATTTAAGCACGGTCAAACAGTTCTTTCGCACGAGGCTTTCGCTCATGCCTAGACTAAACACCTAGGATAAAAACCTAGTCGTCAAATGGATCGAAACCGAGTTTGCCGTCTGAGCGTACAATGCGGCACTGGCAGTTGTGCCTACAATCCGTGGAGCAATCGCCTGGAAAAGAAGGAAGCTCACCAGGTAGCCAAGGATTCAGGGATTCGTACTCTATGCAGTCCTGGCACGATTCAGCCGCAGACCGATCCCAAGTGAATTCAACCTCTAGCCCCTGCTCTTCAGTCCCAAGCACAAATGCCTCGTTGGCAGTCCCGCGCACACGCGTACCATAAGCCCGCGCCCGTTCCTTGAGCAAGCCATCAGCCCATTCTTCCCCGTCAAAATAGCGACCGGACACGAAATCATCGCGCCAATTCGCAATGAAAAAGGAATCAAAATCAGCAGCGACCCGCCCCGCTTGCTGATCGGCTGAGTTGAAAGCGTCAGTCATCCCCGAACGCTTCCGGCCAATAAACCAAGCCTTAGAGTGAGCGTCTTCGATCAAAAGGTAAGCATCATCCGCGAACTGCTGAGGATCAATGGCACCAGACTTCACTTGCTCAACAAGACCCATAAGATCGCCCTTTAATGCCCGGTAAATCTGGGTCAAGGTCTCCTCAACATCAAAGCCGCTCGGCAATGCCTTGCCAATGTTGTCCCGGTACGCTTTTGAACGCGGTCTATGCCCGAGCGTGGTGATCAAAACCGCCTGATCGGGAGGCAATCCACCGTCTAACCGAATCTCACACATCAGATCGCCCTTGCTTCTTTGCCAGACTCTCCGCAAGCCGAGCCTTTGCAAGAGTCAGACTGGCCGCAGAACTCAAATCCTGGTAAAACCCGTCCACACTGGCCGGCTCAAAGTCGAGCGCAGTTCTCGCTTCGTTCAGCATGACAATGCCACCCTGGTACAAAAGCGTGTACCTGGCTTCCAATTCTGCACGGTCAAGTTGTAACGCCTCAACACCACGCCTATCATAGCCCAAATAGAGCGCAGAATCGTCAGTAAAAATACGTAAAAACTGGTCAGTAAATTGACTTGCGATAATGTCAGTCACCGGAATGAGGAACTGGTTCCAAGCAAGCCGGATCATCTGGGTCAAATTGTTATATGTGCTTGTTTCCTGACCCGATGCAAGCTGCAACACAGCCGGAGGAACGCCAAACGCCGCACAAATCCGTTGCTCTGGGATGTTGCGAACCTTTTCGAGGATCATGTCCTTTGGATTGGATCTGATCTCCTGAATCTTGAGCTTCGTGCTTGATACCAGCGTCTTGCCCCGGTTGCTTCCAGTCGTTGCGCTTTTCCAAGCCGCTGTGATTGCCTTGACCGCATCCTCGTCAAAGTTCGCGGACTCGTCGTCGCTGGAAATGATCGAACCAACGACGCCAAAGTTTGAAAGCACAGCGCGGAGATACTCGCTTGCCTCCTGGTCGGTCAGCACCTCACGGAGACAGGCCTTCAGTGGTGAGTATCCGCGTCTGGAATCTTCAGGGTCGATACCATAACGCAGAATGATCAAATCCTGCTCGTCAAAATACGTCGTCTCGCCGCTTGGTGCTACGTACTGAACTTTCCCGCCCTGGAACGTGCAGTAATAATGGTACAGGTACTGCAATCCGACGATGCGACCCCTGGTATCGCGCACAGGGTAGAAAAATGCCGTGCCTTCGGTGATGAGGGACATCCACATCCCGAACATTGCGTTGCGGCTGGAGATACCTTGCACCGGAGCGGTGATTGCCTCAAGCACCAACGGAAGTTTTACAATCTCGTCCTGGTCGGTCGCATCATCCTTCTTGAACACCGCAAGTGGAGCCGCCGAAGACTGAACCCATGCCCAGTTAATCAGCGACATCACCACGGAATTAAGGTGCAATGGCTCCTTCTGCGGGTCGAGCGAGCGCAAAACAGGAACCTGAAGCATACCGACGCTAGAGCGTGGCGCAGTAGACAGGAAGAACTGCTTAACCCGCTGGGATAGATTCATATCTAGGCTAAACACCTACACCGCAATAGATACGCGCCGTTTCGCCACCAAGTAGTTGAACCCACCAGCGAGCGTATCAACCTGGTCATCATGGCGCCCACGCGGAAACGTCCGCAACTCTTCAACGAATTCGGTATTCCAATGAGCGCGAGCAATGACGATATTCTCACCCGCGATCTGAGACGCGACAGGCTCAGCGCGAACCTCTTTGCTTCCCGTTTCCCGTTCGTCATAGACCGGAAAGCCAGCGAGCATCCGCTTCATCGCGCTGATTTGAGCATCACCAGCAGAGCCGGGATCGTTTGGAAATACCTGCCTCACCACCCGTCCATCCCTGCTCACGGTTTGCAGGATCACCTGGTCGCGCTCAAAGACGTTCCAGCGACCACGCACTACATCGGTCACATAGAACCGACCATCGCGGCACGGCCCTTCGATCAAGAGGCCGACGGTATAGTCCCCCTCCGGTGAGCTTGCCAAGTCCCACCGCCGAACCTTTGGCAGATTGATTGGCACTTCGTCATGGTTGCAGTACACCAGACTTCCAACCTTGAACAGCGTTCCTTCTCGTGGGCTTGGATTGCCTTGATACATCGCCTCAAACGAATATGGGTTCTGGAGCTTGCGTTCTTCGAGTTGCTCCAACGTCACACGGTCGGGACACAATGCCTCGCCAGGAGCGCGACCGAGAATGTCATCCTCAAGTGCGATAGCAGGAAGGTTTAGGAGCGTCCATCTGTGACTACCTGGAGCGTTCCGAATACGCCCGTGCAGTCCGTCCTGGTGCCACTCCGTGCCAATAAGTACCTGGTGCTTCATGTTCCGAGCGATCCAAACGTCCGTGAACCACTCCCACAGCGAGTCCCTGGCATTCAAACTCTCAGCTTGGTCGCGGTCTTTGATCGGGTCATCAAGTATCCCAATGTCTACCGGGAACGAGGTAAACGCACCACCAACACCAGTAGCGCGAACCTTGGAACCATCATCCAGTTCCCATTCCTGAACGCTCTTGAGGTCACCAGTAAACTCAGCCCCAACGCCTTCCATAATCCGCCGGATAGAGCGTGAGATACGCAGGCTAGGAGTCTCAGAGTAGGACGCAATCCCCACGCGGGTTTCTTTGCGCTGGTTCAGCAGGAACGCTCCAAACCCGATAGATGCGACCTGGGTCTTGCCATGCTGCGGAGGGCAGGAAATCATCAGGTTCTCAATATCGCCATCAGCTAACGCCTGGAGATGCTCGATGATGAGCTTGGTATGCGGCCAGTCCCAACGCAGGTTAGGCATCGCGTAAGGAAGGAAGCGGCTTAGATCGCGCCGCCTAATTTCCGCTTGAATTTCCGCTAGGGAGGGAACCCTTCGCAAGTAATGCCTCCAACTGGGTTAGTTCGTCAGCCGTGTACTTCGTGACATCTATAGCAGGTTCACCGCTTGATACCTCAAGCTTTGCCTTCTCAACCCACCCAAGCCGCACCTTGCACCAGAAGATTGTCGCGCTTGGACAATCGCCAGATGTTGCCATCTTGTAAAGGGTGCCTTTGACGGCTTGATTTAAGCAAGGTTCTGCCGCGTCAAGTTCCTCACGGTAATACTTGTAAAGTGTTGGGATACTGATTCCAACTTGTTCGCAAATCTCCGCGTGTGTTTGCCCACTGGACGCCCATTCAAAAACAAGCGCACGAGTCTCGTCAGTAGGCTCATGAGGAATCTTGGACATCTTTTATAGACTAAAAATTAAAATAGGAGGGTGTTCAAGACCGGTGAAATTACATAAAACCGTGTCCGGAGTTCTCCTCCGGCTCTATTCCCAGGTATTCGTGAAAGTCTAGTCAGCGTCGATTTCGCCCTTGCTTGCAAGGAAGACGACGAGGTCGGAACCAGCATCAGCCCACACGCGGAAAAGGCGATCTGCCTCAATGCGGTCTTCTTCGCTTAGTCCAACAGCCTTGTAAGTCGCGTCTCGTTGCGCCTTCGGAACCGTCAAAGCTCGCTCTGCGAAAGCGTGTGCTTGAGCCGGGACTGTGGAAAGTGCAAGCCGAGCCGTTGCGATGATTGAGTTAAGATTGAAGTTCATCACCGCTCTAAACACCTAGCTTTCTTCGTTCCGGTCTTTGAACCGTCCGTCTAGAATCTTGATCAGCCAAGGAGCGTCAACGATTCCAGCTTTGCGAAGATTCTCCAGCACGGAATAAAGTTCAACCCCGATCAGGAAGGAAGCGAGTGCCGTCGCAGTTTGAGCCGATATGCCGTGCATCCCGATGTGAACGAACGACCAAAACACAATGGCCGGAAGAGCAAGGTACACCGTGACCTTGAAAGCGGACCTGATGAGTTTGCGGCTCGTAATCTTTTCACCAGCCCACCAAGAAGCAAATACTCCGGTGATGCAATCCACCGCAACCATCATCCCAGCAAACAAAACGGCTGCGCGAAGCGCATCGATCGGATATGCCACAGCAACGAGAACCCCAATGGACGATGCAAGCCCGCCCCACCATGCTTTTACTTCGCTCACTTCTTCGCCTTCTTAAACGCTGGGAGTAAGTTCGTCCAGAAGCGAATTCGTGCATCGCGTGAGATAAGATAAGCCTGATCTTGCGGGTTAGTGATGAACCCAAGCTCAACAAGTGTTGCAGGTGGTTTGAAATTCAGCACCGCAAGCCGTCCAACGTGGGTTTGGCTTTCGTGCTTGACTCCCCGGTTTGGCGCGTCAGGAACAACTCTGGCAAGTGCAGCAAGGACGGTTGTGGCGAGCAGTTTGTCCGCATCGTCCCGGTAGAAAGATTCAATACCTCGAGCTTTGGTACTAGCCGCCGCGTTGCAATGGAGGCTGATAAAGTGGGTACATCCTTCTTTGGTGGCTTGATCGTCGCGCCTACCAACCGGAGTAGAGTCCCGGTCATCATCGCGGGTGAGGAATGTCTCGATACCGTTAAGAGCGAAAACCCATTTCCCGGTCAATGCCCATTGAAGCGCGATGTCTGCCTCAGATAGAAAGTTCGATACCGCGCCAGGATCATAGACCCCAGACCTTACGTTGGACATCCCGTGACCTGGGTCGATTGCGACTTTCATGGCAATCTAAACACCAAGAGCAAGTGCCAGTTCTTGTTTCACCGATTGACGTTCAGCCTCAGTCAGCCGCAGACTTTCAGATGCCTCCTCAAACGTTTGACCGCCCAAGACCAGATCCGCGACCTTGTGGGCTAATGATCCGCAAACCAGGGGAACATCCATCTCCTCAGACGTCAAGTCCTCGATGAGCGAAAGTTCAGGAGAAGCGCGTCCGGCCTTTTGCTCATACCGAAACTCGTTAGATAGTCTTGAGTAATACGCGGAGTTCAGGCAAGCAAAGAAGTTCGTGCCTTCAATGTAAGTTATCGCATCCATCGCCTTTTGGAATGCGAGCAGAGCGTGATAGTCTGCCTTGTCCCGGTCAAACCCTTTGGACATCAGATAAGCGCGGCCATTGACCAGGAGGCTCGAATCTAGCTCCAACATCATGCCGTAGCCTTTCGGTGACTGCCTGGAAATAGCAAGAGCAACAGCCGCCGGCGAGATGTCGCACTCAAGAACCGTCGTCAGTATCTGCCCGGTAGATTCAAAAGCCCACCGCTGATTATTGCGGTTCCAAATAAAGTCATGGTGAAACAGCGTGGAACTAACCTTGACAATGCTCACCAGCATTCTGGAGCCGTGGAACTCGTTGCCAATGCAGATGAAGGAATGGCGCCCATCGGAAAAGACGCGCCTTGCCCTCACCTGCTTCTTTAGCATCCGGTCTTCTACGGAGCTTGAAACCAAACTCGCCAAAACTTCACTGGTTAATTGATTGATGTTCATTCGATTTCACCTCAAAGATTTCTTCAGCGGCCTTGATAAGATCGACGCCTTCCAGCGGTTTCTCAAAAAGCCCAAGGTCGTGCAGCGATTGCATAAACTCGTCCCGATGGTCGCGCATCCACTTAATGCCGGCATCGTGTGAGTTTTGGCAAGCCTGGTCAAAAGCGAGCAGTGGTTTCTTTAGTTCTAAAATCCGCTTATCAAATTTGCCTAGATGATTGATGAGCTGAACCATTTCCTCAATCTTCCAGGCGAGCGGAGCGTCTGAGTCACGCGGAGCAAAGTTCCATAGGCCTGGACTAGACGTAAGGTATGGCTTATCTTCTGGCCACAGCCGCACTTCCGACCATAGCGAGTCGAGTATCTCGGCCTTGTGAGTCTTGACATCCTCACCAAATCCCGGCGCGTGACCCGTGACCGTTCCGTTTGGCCCGATCTTCAAATACCCGCCGGATGCGTGAATTGCCTGGAAAAGATCAAAGCAATTTATCACCAGACCTCCTCCACTATTTCGCTAGTGGCACCGTTAGTGGCACCACCGTTTTGAACCTGACTGGTGCCACTAACGCCACTAAGTGCAGTATTTCCAGCCTCAGGCGTATGGAAATAATCTGAAGAATTTGGAGAATTTTGGTTTTCCTCTTGTATGTATGCGCCTGCGCGCGCGTTACTGGAAAAACTATGATTAGTGTCCTTAGTGGCACCAACCCCTGTAAATTTGAACCTACGGGATCCTCCAGCCCTTGTAGACTTCTCTAGTTTAGTGGCACCATATATCTTCCCGACCTTCGAGGTAAGCATCATGGCAAGGCTTCGTTTGTTGGCCTCATCAGTCTTAACTAAGCCAAGTTCCGATAGGAAATCAGTCTCTTTAAGGTCATCGTAAATCACCGACGTAGACTGCGGAAAATCAAGATATCTTTCAAAACAGTGAGCAAACACCGCTTCCCAAATATCCCGTTCATCGTTAGCGCTTGATTGCAACTGCTCACGGTTGGATAGGAAGCCAGGAACGCCGTTCGCCGCCATGCAGCCACCGACAATCTTAGCCCACGATTCAAACGATCCCATCTTCTCCCGGCCTAGCGGACGCCCAGCACGAATCCAGACCTCAGCAATCTCCGTGAGCGCGGAAAGAATCCGCAAACGGTTCTCCGTGGCAAACTCCACAATGTCCGGAATCTTAAAGCCGTCCCGTTCTTCGGGATGCTCCATTTCCGAGTCTAGGCGAATATACACGGTTCGCCGCGCGATGTCTTGGGACATCTTGCAGTTGTTGCTGGTCGCAATCCAGACCGCCGCGTTTGGCACGTCTACGTTGCTCGTCTGCCCAAGAATCCGGTCAGTCCAAGACGTAGTAGTAAGCACCGCCGCTAGTGACTCCGAATCGAGCTTATGCGCAATGTTGTCGATAAACACCACCGGGGAACCCTTAACGAGCGCACTGGTGATCTTCTTCGACCAAGAGTCCTCATCCTTCGGCACCGTCATAGCCCCACATTGGCCGAGCGTGGAAAGCAGAGCAACCTTCGCCAGGAGCGACTTACCCGTGCCTTGAGTTGGAGCTTCGATAAGGTGAAGCGGAGTAGGCCCATCAATGACCGGACGCAAGATCGGTAGCATCATAATTGCCAGCGTGTTTGCCCTAGAAGCATCGGAATCAAACGGAAAATCACAGAGCAGCTCATCAAAGATAAACTTGACCGGATCACCGCCATCCCACACCGGAACATCGCTTGGCAGGTTCACATAAACCTTCTGATCCCAGTCATAGCCAGCCGAACGGCGCACCCCAGAACTCGTCACCACCGGACAGGAGGCAATAGATTTCAGCGGAGGCAAGCCAGGCCAGGGGAACAAAGACTCGAGATAATCCACGGCCTCTTTTGGCGGGAATACCTGCTTAATCTTTAGCCCTTCTTTGGTCGGAGTTGATTCGATAAAGTCCGATTTCCTAGAAAGTTCCGCACGAAGACGGTTCCCCATGACTGGCACAATCGAGATCATTCCGTTCTCATCAAAGCCAGGAGCAACGATCATCCCAGTTCTTGAGAAATAGGTTTCGGGATCGTTTTGCTCGAGCAAAAGCGCGAACAGGTCATCCCCCAAATCATCAAGCTGCCGATTCTTGCACTCAATAGAAGGCCGAGAAGTCCGCGTGAGCGTGACTCCGTGCCTGTCTCTATGCTCACCAGATCGAATTTTGGCGCGATCAATCTTGACTTGAATCCGCATAAGCTGAGGCTCAAGTCTTGCAATCGTTTGCCACAGGTACTTGCCATTGTTGCCATCATCCACCTTTAGGAGCGAGACAAAATCAGCGGAAAGCCCTTGCCATTCTCCAAAGTGCTTAGCAAAAAGTTTGATCCGGTTGAGCACCAAAGCGTCAGAATTTCGTGAGCCAGCGAGAGCCAGCGAGATTCCGGGGTTGAATTCCGATGCCTTAGGTTCAACACCATGGATATAAGCAATGTTATTTTGCAAAATTCTCGCTGGCTCACCTGCCCTCGCTAGGTTCGAATTCGCTGGCTCATTTTGCATTTTTCGCCGGCTCTCGCTGGCACCATTTCCAAAACCACGTTTCACCAGCGATTTAGCCGCCGAGGCATAATCCCCACCAAATTCCAGCACCGCATACGCGCCAAACTTGGTGTATGCCTTGTTTGCTTCAAGTGCCGTGGAACTGCTGAAGCAGATCAAGCGGTCGCCAATATCACGCGGCCCAGTGGTGGCAGATATGCCTTCTTTCTTGCCCGGACGTCTCCAGTAGTCAAGCGACCCACTACGCCGAACGTGTGTCCACCCCGGCAGTGCTTCGCTCCAATCAGCGCGCCCTTCAAAGTCCTCACCAGGCATAAGCCCACCATCGCCAGGAGCGACGGAGCGCGGATCTGGTCGTTCGGGTTTAGCTTCGGGCATAAAGAACGGCCTAGCGTCTAGGAATTCACCTGAGCCAACATAGGTAAACGGCACAGTGCCGACCGGGTGAGCTGGTAGGTAGTACATACGGCTTGCATCCTTACAGGCCGCATCGGACACCCCGCCACCAAAACGCTCATCTAACCCCTTCCAATATCCCGGCCAGTCGCATCCAGGCACAGGTTCAGCCAGCGGAAAGACCGCCCGCCACTTCGGATGCTCAGGCGTGGAAGAAAAGCTGGAGTGAATAACGTACTGGTATCCGCTAAATAGCTCGAGGAAATCAGCGGGATCATGCCCACCGTCGAAATCGAGTACCAGCGCATAGACCCAGTCAACGTTCTCCTTCTTCCTGGCACCACCACCAAAGGTAACTGGCGACCAAAGCGGCCCTTCCTTTGTGCCGCGCTCAGCAAACTCGGTGAGGATTCCGGATAACTCAGCCCACGGCAAAACCGTTTCGTCCGGTGTCTTTGATCGGATTGATCCAAACAGGGAGAACTTAATCATTCAGCAACCCCTTTTCGATCTTGTCGAGAATCTTCAGGTGCCGCATCGCCGTGTCCCGCATCATGGCGACCGGGTTATTGGCGCGCCCTTCCAGCAGTTCGCGCAGTTCTTCCCGGCTGAAGCACATCAGTGCTTGACTGACCGCAGTCACGTCGTTGTCTTGTTGAGTTGGTTTTTTGTGCAATCTACGATAAGCCATCGCGGAGCCTCCTTTGTTTGGCGTAGGCGAGGCACCATTCCACTTTCCGGGACTTAGGTGCGTAGCCGAAGTACTCGCCGATCTGCCTGTTTGTCATGCCGCTTTCTCGCATCGCGAGCATTTGCTCGCATAGTCCGAGCGGCTTTGCCTTTTCCTCTGGAATCACGTCAGCAATGCGCCGCGATCCACCGATGCGGCCAGTTGGGTGATAACCGAGCTGGTGCGTATAAATCCAGCGTTCAACCATCGGAGTTTCCATCACTGAGGCACCTCCGGCTTCTTATGCCCAAGCCAATCGCGGAAAGACAGAGCAACGCGCAGCGAGTCAAACGGGCCAGTATAAGAAATGCCCTCACAGCCCTTGCCATGTAGTCCAACCTTTATCGGTTCGCTTTTGCCAAATCGCACTTCCACCAAAGTTGGCGCAACTTCTTTCGTTCGGCATGGCGTCAGGGTCTTTTTGTTCTCGTTGTAGCAGAGGTACCAGTGCGATCCACCGGGGAAAAAAAGCCCTTGCCGAACCTTTCCTTCTTCCATAAGCCCTTGCCCGAACTTAGAATCCCAGAACTTAGGATTCAGCGGTTTTGGTTTATGCTTCGCCACAGATTCGCTCCTTCACTTTTCGTGCGTTGTATGCTTCGAGCGATTCAATGACTTCCGGACTAAGAAGCGAACGGTAAACCTCATCGTCTAGGATCGAAGTCCCGCACACTCTATGCTGGAAGATGTTTCGCCGCTGCTTGTACCGCTTAGGAGTAGCACCAAGAGCAAGCTGAGGGATGCCTTCTTTGCCTTCCACGTCAATGGAACTCATAGCCATAACCCCGTCATGTCTTCAGCCGTAGGAGTGTAAGAAATGGCGCCACCAGCGGAAACGCTCTTCTTATAAGTGAGCAGGCAGACACAGCCCCCAGCCCTCACCCAGTGACCAAGCCCCACGTTTGCCAGCATCTTCTTCCTGCGAGCAGACTTGTTCGAGTCCGTGGTGAGCTGGACTAGGCACAGGTGGTCGGCGTAGATCGCCATGAAGTCACAGGCCAGAAAGTCCTTCTTCCTCACCGAGAATGCTTGCTCGTGTTCTAGGGTTTCCACCCACAGTGCGCCGTCCTCCAGGAGCCATCTTTTCGCCCGCTGGTTGTGGTTGACCGGCTTAGCGCGGACACGCTCCACTTTCTTCTTCTCACCACCAGCGACGTAGGCGAGTTTCTTAATGGTCACTTATGCACCTCAGATCGCACCAACTCAAATCCTCGCGCCAGGTTGTAGACCTTGCTTTTGCTCGGAGAGCCTTCCATCTTCACGATATCCTTGGCTGGAAGCCCCTCAAGTAGCTTCTGAATGACAAAATCGTCCTGGGATTCATCCCTGGGACGGCCTAATTTTTTACTAGCTGTATTATTCACCGTCAGTCAATTTACCCGATTTTCCACAAACTAGTAATTATAAGTAAGGTTTTTACAATTTATTTTTAGTACGATGCTAATATGGACAAAAAAGAGATCGCTCTGGCAATCAAAAGGGCAATGGCTCAGGCAGTCCCTAAAAAGCTGACAGCCAATCATCTAGCCGACCTGGTTGGAGAGGATCGTGAGCGCATCAAAAATATCCTGGCTGGAAAAATACTTTTCACCCCTGCCATGATCGAGCAGTACCGGGTTGCGCTCAAGATGCCAACGGACTGGCCTAAAGAAATCTCAAATCCATCAAACCCCGTTACTTACCCACCAATAGAGATGCCCTTCGCTGGATCAATTCCCGCCGGGCAATGGAGCGACCCTGGCGAGTCTGAAGAATTCCGAGAAGTCGAGGCAAGACTATTCAAGACCAATAGGTTCTGCGCGGAGATAGTAGGGGAGTCTTGCTATCCCGCACTGCAGCCGGGCGATTTTACAATTTGGGAAGCCAACCGCAACCCGAAGCTCAACAAGATCATCATCGCTGAAAGGTATCCAGACCATGCCGCAACTGTAAAGGTGCTAATATGGGACGCAGACCTAAAGCGTCCAGCTCTTTTTGCAATCAATCCCCTATTCCAAGAACCGTTAAGCGAACACTGGGACGCCATCGCCTTTCTGGTACACGTCTCATATACAGACGATGATGGAGGCGAGATAACGTTCTACCGCGAGGACGGAATTAGGCCTGAGCAACTCATAAAATATAGAGGAGAGAAATGACCGACCAAGATTTCACCCAAGACGACATGATGCAACCGATCTACTGTATTGGATGCCGGAAGCACATCTCCAGAGCTTATAGCGACCTCACAAAAGGTCGGTGCATGGCTTGTGCCACTGCCTCCCAAACCGTAGCCGCACCGCCGATCCAGCAACCAAGCAAACCCTTTTCCTTTAAGGCACTTTTCTTCGGCTCTTTGGTGGACACATCCAGGCTAGTCGGGTCGTGCCAAAGGTGCGGATGTTGCAACTGTTTATACAAGAACAAATACAAGCCCGGCCCCTACGAAGTCTTAGGCGCGATTGCCGCCGGATGCTTTATCGTTGGCTTCTTCCTTTGCGGCTCGACATGGGTAATTACCGCCATCTGCCTCGTCGCCATGCTCTTCTTGCACCGGGAAGTCTTGTACACCGTCAAACGTTGCCCCGAGTGCGAAGCGGTTGAGAAGTTAGTCCCGATCTAAAGTCTTTTTCTTGGCTGAAAATAAATCCTCGCTGAACCCAGCGGGGACTTTTTTTACATTTTTTTTATTCTGATCTACATATTTGTGGAAATAGTGGTAATATATTTATGTAACCGCGAAAGCGGTCGGAATAAGGATCACACATGGACACACCGTTCAACGCACACACAGCCGCAGAGTTAATTCTCAGCACCACACTCACCGCGCTCTTAAAGGGTCGCAACGCTAACATCAAGGCAGGGAATATCCTGCTCGCCAAAGCTCACGCGGACGAGAACACAATCGTCATCACCGAGCTAGACGGCTTTACCGACCAACTCCGCGCAGAATTTCCCGCCCTTCTGCGCCGATATCCAGTAGACGGTTTCCGCACCGACGTGGGCGTCTGGGTCATCACCCCAGTTCCGCACCTCACCCCAAACGAGTCGGTAGCGTTTCACCTCGAGCTATTCGAGGCATGGAGCTATGCCAACGGCTCTGAGATGCCGAGCAACTTCGCAATGGATCAGATGCGGCAGTTCGGAATGCTGGCTCACCACTGCCCAGAAGTTCTCCGCAAGTTTAACGCTCTCACCGAGGCCGATAAGTTTAACCAGCTAAACGGTCTAAAGCTCGCACTGCAAACACTATGCAACGGGAGTGCGGCCTAATGCCTGACACAGAATTCGTCACGCCAGACGCCACGGTTCCAGATTCCGCGCTTGGCTTCGTAGGTGTAGACATTGTTTTCCAGATCGGAGATTTTAAGGTTTTCGTCAACTGGGAATTGGTGACGGCCTACGATCCGTTCGATTGGCAGGAGGAACCGCAATGGAAGTTCTCCCTAACGCACGGCAATTTCCACACTGAGTCCGATTGGAGCGACCAGGAGCCAACCGCAAAGCAAGCGCAGGAATTCCTATACGAGTCACTCCTAAAGGGAATCTTTGAAGAGAAAACACTCCAGGTGATCTGTCCATGACCACCGGACAAATGTACTCCGTACTGGACGCGGCGCAAACCGAAGCCGCGTTCGGTAAGGCGATTGATGATCTGCTTAGTCAGCAACACGACCTTAAGACAATGCCGAAGGACTTGCTCCAGAAAATCCGATCGCAGGTAGCCGACGAGTACCGCCGGGCTTGCGACCAGGAGCGCAATAAGCAAATCTTCCGCTGGGTGAACAACCTCGCGAAAATCAGCGCACCTGAGTACCAGAAGTACAACCGCCTGCCGGACACGCCGCCCGAGAAGGACGACGAGCTTTATTCCAAGATGCTCGGCAACTGGGTGAGCGCACAGGTCTATCGTGCTTACCAGTACGAAGTCCGGAAGTACGACTGCCCAAAAGCGGCCGCCATTCTCGCCTTCATTGACACCAATTTCACCCGCAAAGTCTGCCCAGTAGACGGGCCGTACTTTAAGCGCGTGAACCTCCTACCTGTAGAGCCAACCCTAGAAGACTTCTTCGGTGAGCTTGACTCCAAAGGTCTACGGACTATCTAAAACATAAACACATGGCATCAGGCACAGAATCCCCAAAGGGACTAACATTCAACAACTACAGCATCAAAAACGGTGCATTCAACCAGTACGGAAAAGGAGTTCCAGACGGCACCAGTTTCACCTACATCAGTGGAGAACTTGACCGGATTCAACTCTTTGATGATCCAGGCAACTCGGCATACAATGTCAAGCCATACCTCGGCATCAGAGTTTCGCTCCGTGATGGAGAGACCATTGAGACATTCAAGATCAAACTCGCATCTCCTATCGGGGTCAGCTTCGCAAAGCGGCTGCACCATGTAGAGAAAGGGGATTTGGTAAAGCTCTCACTGACTACCGGATCTAAGAACGCAAACGCGAGCTTTATCTCTCTTCGCGCCCTGGACGCGGACAGCGGAGAATGGGTATTGCCAGAACCTGCTGAATGGTCTAAGGGATCAACCGAAGGGATGAGCGAGGAAGACAAGATTGACTTCGACATCAAGAGGTTCAAGAACGCCAAGGAAGTCATTGTCAACCATTCCGCCTTTTATGTCCCCGAGGAAAAGACCGACGACGAACCGGAAGAACCAAAGGCAAAAGCCAAACCAGCGAAGAAGGCAGACCCAGACCACGATCCATTCGCCGACGAATAAGACTTACCCAACCGACGGGGTTCTTATCAACGAGTAAGTTCTCCCTCTTCTCCTCCCATAGCCCGGTGTTTTACGCATTGGCACCGGGCATTTTTTCCAAGAGAAACCAAAACAATGAAACTTTCAGAAGCACACAAGCCAAAGGACGCCATCATCGCCGCTAGGAAGTACAACGGCGCAAGATGCTCTGACCGCCCGGACATTTACGGCAACGCCTACGGACAGCTAAAGCGCACCCGCCGAACTAAGCTCGGCACTTACACCCTTTTCGCAGGCATCGTCTTCCTGGCACTCGCCACGCTGACGGTTCTCGCCACGACATTGTACGCCGATCATCCTTGGTTGGCAGGATTAACACGATGAAAGAATTAGAGTGGGAGCATTACCCAAAATGCGAATGGAGCATTGCGTTCATAGGATATTGGGAGGCGTTCAAGATATTTGACGATGCACCTTCAACCCTACGAATTCAGAACGACGGGCAAAGAGTCGAGCTAGACTTCCGCACCCCCGAACGAGCCAAACGCGCCGCGCAGTCAATCGCTGACTTGTTGGCAGAAGCCGGGAGGGAGGTGGCGTGAAGATCACTGTTGACGTTCGGGATAAGGTATCGGCAGATTACGCACTCTCTCGTATTGGGATGTGGTACGGAAAGAACCGAATCAATCCAAAAGAAAACCCTATGTCTGGCGTTGCGATTTACGCTGATGGGATGGTCATATTCAAGCGACCTAACCGAAAGAGTGATTGCTTTGTAGCCTACTA